GATTACCTTATTGTTGGATTACAGAACGACCCCTCAGTCGATAGACCTGAGAAAAATAAACCTATACAATCTATCTTTGAAAGACAACTTCAAATCACCGCATGTAGATTTGTAGATGAAGTTGTTGTATACAATACCGAAGATGACGTATTAGATATTCTTAAAACATTACCAATAGATGTTAGAATAATTGGTAGTGACTATCTTGATAAAGACTTTACTGGAAAGCAATATTGCGTTGACTCTGAAATAGATATTGTGTATAATAACCGTGATCATTCATTCAGTACAAGTAGTTTAAGAGATAGGGTTAAGAATAATAAATGAGATTTTATACAAATGTAATACAAAACCGTAATGTAATCTTAGAAAGATACATTGAGGACGGAGAGCAAAAGCAACGTGAAGTTCCTTATATGCCTACTTTGTATACACATTCTGTAAAACAGTCACATCTAAAAACTATCAAAGGTGAAGTAGTTGAACCTAAAATGTTTAACAGCATTGGTGAAGCAAGAAACTACATTCAAGAGTACGGCAAGATATCAAACAAACCAATCTATGGTATGCAACAATTTGCATATGCATTTATTAATGAAGAGTATCCAGTAAGAGACTTTGATGTAAATCAGATTACTGTATTTAACTTTGATATTGAAACTAAGTCTGATGAGGGATTCCCTAACATTGCAGAAGCTGATAAAGAGATTCTATCCATTGCTGTTAGATGTAGAGGTGAATCTACTATACTAGGACTAGGTGAATATAAACCAAGTGGTGATGATAGATATGTTAAGTGTGCATCAGAAACAGACCTACTAATTAAATTTGTAGACCTATGGGTACATTACAATCCAGAGATTGTAACTGGATGGAACGTTGAGTTGTTTGATATTCCTTATACTCTTAACAGGATCCGAAAGAGAGTTTCAGCTGAACAAGTAAACAGACTTTCACCATGGGGTATAGTAAAAGAAAGAACAATACCTACAGCTCAGAACCAAGCTCTTGGAAGAGATGCACCACCTAATGCTAAAGATATTATTGGTGTTACTATTTTAGATTATATGAATCTATATAAGAAGTTTACATACTCACAACAAGAGAGTTATGCATTAGATTATATTGGCCAAGCCGAGCTTGGAGAAAAGAAACTAGACTATTCTGAGTATGGTACACTAAATGAATTATACAAACAAGACTATCAAAAGTTCTTAGACTACAACATTAAAGACGTAGTGCTAGTAGAACGATTAGATGATAAGATGAAACTAATTGAGCAAGCATGTACGATTGCATACGATGCTGGTGTTAACTTAGTTGACTCTCTTACATCTGTGCGTATGTGGGACGTTATCATACACAACTTCCTAATGACTAAGAATCAAGTTGTACCACCAAAAGTTGTTGAGGACAAGGCATTTCAAGTAGAGGGTGCTTATGTTAAAGATCCACAAGTTGGAATGCATAACTGGGTAGTGTCATTTGACTTAAACTCATTGTATCCTCATTTAATTATGCAGTACAATATTTCACCAGAGACGTATGTACGAGACATAGGTCAGCGACCAACAGCTGATGAGATTATTGGTGGTCTATACAATAACGAGAACATTAAAGACTTCATGAACAAACATAACGTAACTGTTTGTGGATCTGGAGCAATGTATACAAAAGACTTCCAAGGGTTTCTACCCAAGCTAATGGAGAATATGTATAACGATCGTGTCAAATGGAAGACACAAATGATTAAAGCTCAGAAAAAATATCAAAAGACTCCAACAAAGGAATTAGAATATGAAATTGCTAAATGCAACAATATGCAAATGGCTAAAAAGATACAACTTAACTCGGCTTATGGTGCTCTTGGTAATCAATACTTTAGGTTTTTTGATACTAAGTATGCAGAATCAATTACACTATCTGGCCAGCTTTCGATTAAGTGGATGGAGGTTAAGATCAACGAATACCTCAACAAGACTCTTAATACAGAAGGAGTTGACTATGTTGTGGCAGTCGATACAGACTCTCTATACGTTGTTCTTGACGAACTTGTTAATCAATCTGGTATTGATCAAACTGAAAGTGTCAAGGTTGTTGACTACTTAGACAAAGTTGCCACACAAATACTAGAACCATTTATCGATAAGTCATATCAAGCACTTGCTAAGTATGTCGGTGCTTATGAACAGAAGATGGTAATGAAAAGAGAAGCTATTGCTGATAAAGGCATATGGACTGGTAAGAAACATTACATCTTAAATGTATATGATAACGAGGGTGTCAGATATGCTGAGCCTAAACTTAAGATGATGGGCATTGAATCTGTTAGATCAAGTACACCAGCTGTATGTAGAAAGGCAATCAAAGAAGCACTAGAAGTTTTAATGAAAGAAGGTGAAAAACCTTTAAGAGATTATGTAGATAATTTTGAAAAGAAGTTTAGAGAAATGCCATTTGAAGATGTAGCATTTCCTAGAGGATGCAGATATATCCATAAGTGGTCATCTGCGTCAGATATATATAGAAAGGGGACTCCGATCCATGTAAGAGCAGCTCTCATGTACAACCAGATGCTTGAAGAGAAGAAACTTACAAGGAGATACCAGCCGATATTTGAAGGAGACAAAATTAAATTTTGTTATATGAAGCTACCTAACCCTACTCGAGAGAACGTTTTTGCAGTCCCTACCGTTCTTCCAGAAGAGTTTGCGTTACAAAACTACATTGATTATGATAAACAATTTGAGAAATCTTTCAAAGAACCGCTAAACAATATATGTCAAAGTATCGGCTGGAGACTAGAAAAACAAGCGGATTTGTTAGATTTCTTCGTATAAATAGGAGATAGAATGTTTAAAGCATTTCATAAAATGATGAAACGTTCTCGCATACAAAATGTGTGGAGAATTTTCAAATTAGATAGGTAAAAAAAATGGCAACAAAAAACTTAACAGACCTTAGTAATTTTGATTTTGGATTTAGTGTAGTTGATGAGCAAGAACTCTCAGCTGTAACTCAAGTCCAACAAGAAGTAGAAGCTGCTACTAGCACTTCTGCTCAATGGCAAGCACAAGCAGATGAATGGAAAGCTAAAGCAGAAGCTATCTATGACTCTGTTATACCATTGCTAAATAATCTACAATCAAATGAAGAGAAAGAATATATCTATTGGCCAAACAGATCAGTAAAGATAGATCAATTCAAATTAAGATTGCAACAAGTATTAAATGATTAATCAGATTGCATTTGTTACTTCTTTATTAGTAGCAGGAGTTGCCGCATACTTTAGTGTCATTGGACTAGCAACCATTTTTGCAGGCTCGTTTTGGCCAGTGGTTGTTATGGCCGGTGTACTAGAAATCGGAAAATTAGTCACAGCAGGATTCCTTCATCTAAGTTGGAGTGAGATCAACAAAGCAATGAGATATTATTTAATGTCTGCAGTCGTTGTCCTTATGTTAATTACATCATTAGGTATTTTTGGATTCCTAGCAAAAGCTAATATAGAACAAAACCTACAAGGTGATTCATACACCTTAGAGATGTCTATTATAGACAAAAGATTACAAGCAAAAGAATCTGAGTTATCCAGGATTGAAGAGAGACTGTCTAATTTAGATAATATTATTAATACCGCTAGACCAGAAGATAGAAACTATATTGATAGAAGACAAAGAGATGAAAGAGCTGAGATAGCATCTGATATAGATGTTGTGGTAGATCAAATTGTTGAACTTAATGAAGAGAAGTTGCCAATACAGAGAGAGCAACTCATACAAGAAGGTGAGATAGGTCCTATTAAATATGTAGCAGAAATGTTATATGGTGAAGATGCTAAAGATAAGATAGACAATGCAGCAAGAGTTTTGATACTTTTTATTATATTTGCATTTGATCCACTTGCAGTGTTGCTTTTAGTTGCAAGTTTAGGTATAATGGCAAGAGAAAAGGATCCATTAAATCCATCTTTCTCAAATGATGAAGTAGCTGTACCTAAAGATAAGATAGCTACAGGAAATGATTACTTAGAAACAAAGAGAAAATATTTCCCTAGAAAATAAAAGATAAAATATATTATGTGTAGTATTGAAGGAAC